GGCAATTTTAGATTATGTAGGTAGACCGAAGTTAAACCGCGCTACTAGACTCAAGTTAAAACGCGGAAGTAGACCGAAGTTAAAACGCTCCACTAGACCTAAGTTAGGCGCGCGATCCGGCTTGTCTTCTTTTACTGCTTTTAAGGGTACAAAGAATGGAAAACTATTACCCTCATTAAAACTTTTTTCACTAACAAAACAATTACCAAAATCGTCACGTATGCAAGCAATAGTATCGACGTTAAGTTCAAAATCATCTTTAAGCCAATTTATACTGTGAGTAAAATAACCTTTATCCCCAACATTCACATCATGTCTATCTGCCCATGATTTCATATCTTTTATATCAAAGTTCATTCTCAGTAACCTCTTCTAATCGTGACATAATATCCTGTAAAACAATGTACTCTCTTACAGAGCTAATCCTTTTGCCTTTCATGTAAGCGTGCAAGATCTTTGCTTCTACTTTGGTTAAAACTAATCGCATAATTACTCCTAACAATCCGATTTTTCTTCTGTTATTAATTTGTTTTTATCATTCAATACTTTCTGAGCAAAATCCTCCCACTCTGAAAATCCAAAGTTAGTTGATAGCACAGCAGCCATACCTTTATGCTTTTTGGACATTACAGCTAATATAGGAAAACTTATTTGCTCATTATCTTTTGGACTTAAAATGCCTTGTTTTATAATGGTGTATCCCTCATCTTTAAGGAAATCAGCAATCATAACTACAAAAGAGCCCATAGAGTTGTCTTTATCACGATTTGTCATAATTATTCTCCAGTACTACCAAAACCACCATCACCACGATGGGTATCAACTCCAATAACCTTACCTTCAATCATCTTGATTTGTGGTAAAGGCAAAATCACCAACTGAGCAATACGATTACCCTTAAATATCTTTGTTACATTAAAAGGCTCTAAAACCACTCTGATTGAGCCTGTGTAGCCTGCATCAACAACGCCAATAGGTGTACCAATGCCTTTAACATTGAATGAAGAACGAGGGCATAAAAGACCTACAAATCCCTCTGGTATTAACACATGCACTCCTGTATCAATGGTGTTAGCTACATTAGGCTCTAAAACCTGATCTTCTCTGCATGAAAGGTCAAAGCCTGCATCGCTGTCATGTGCTCGCATTGGCTTGTATGCACCTTCATCTAATTCATATTTAATTTGCATGTTGTAATTTCTCTCTTCTATTTCTAGTCCATTGATTGATACGTTCTCTATTCTTTTCTCTGTACGCTCTCTGTTTATCAAGAAATTCCTGATGTCTTACTGGATCAGACATGATTGCTGCCATACGTCTTTTTGCATATTCAGCTCTTTTAGCCTTGACCTCAGGATCATTCTTTCTGCGTTCATAATTCATTTTGTTATGTAGTCTTGTAGCTTCTTCTACCCCAAGTAACTTTGTCTTAGCACAAATCAATCTGGCTCTTAAAAGATAGATTTCTCTCTCTTCACGAGAACAATCACTTGTGCAGCCTAATGAAGACATGACTGATAACTCTCCACGCTCAACGCATTCAAGATTGTCAGGATCAAAGTTGCATTTATCACCATCCATAAAGATAATTGTCTTACCTTCAGCGCTCTGTCCTGGATGATGCTGTTCCCATACATAACGCTGATACTGCATCCACTGATTTGGCTCTGCTACCTTGATCCTTAAATAGCCCTTCTTAATTTGAAAAGAACCAACAGGTCTGTGTCTCCAATGCTTATGACCACGAGGTACACTAGAATTGCTGTAGCACAAACCTAACAAAATTTTGCTTTCACAACAGTGATTGCAAAAAGCTGTAATAGAAAAATCTCTATCGAATCTACTGTTGATTAAATCAACAAGTTCTTTTCTGGAATTAAATCCATGCTCACGTAAAGGGCAGACAGACTTCACAAATTCCATAATCTCATCATTCCACTTGCGATCTTTACGTGTCCATTTCTTACCTGTTGTACCCAATTTCAACCCCCAGTAAATTACCGTTTACTTTTACTTCATAGCCATTAGATAGAGCTGTTTTAACCGCATCAAGCTGTACTCTCTTAGCCTCAATCTCAGTCTTGCGCATGTCATTTAATGAGGAAGCAATATTGTTGACAGCCTCAGCACGCTTAAACAGCATGTCTGCTTTTTGCGTATCAATCTCGCCATTATCATTGGTGTAGTTCTTGGTGTCCTGAATAATGGCAATCTCATTTAAGAGTGCATTCTTAATCTGACTGTATTCTTCATTCTGTTGAGTATTCATAGTTTCTACCTGTAGTTGTTTCTGTTGTTGTGGTGCTACTAGCTTCTGTTCGCTTAAAACTTGACCTTTAACGTCAAAAGGAAAAGGGCAGCCAAACTCAGCACAATAATTTTCATAAATAGCTTTTGGTGGCATAGGAGGCTTGCTGAATTTGCCGGTATCAATAAAAGACAGCAAAACCTTTTCTATTTGCTTAGCGTCAAAATCGGGAAAAGCCATTCTCAATAAATCTTTGATACCAACCTTCTCACACCACTTACTGCCCTTTAAATCTAAGCCTTCTCTTATTCCTTCAGAGGATGAGATTTTTAAACCAAAGACGTTAAGCATGAGAAAATTCCTTGCGCTGCAAAGCGTTTTTTAAGTACTCTTCAACTTCTTTCTTGAAGTAACAAACACGTCCTGAGAAAGAGCTGTCTCTGTCTACAGGCTTTGGAAAGTCAGGGTGTTTCTTCAGATAGTTAGTGAAACCGTGTAATGAACTAAAGCCCAGTGTGGTCATTACATCCTTACGTGTTACAAGTGCTAGTTCTTCCATTATGTTCTCCTACAGCTCTGATCCTTCTTTAGGGTAAAGTAGGTTAGCTCCTTGAGCATATTGTGCTGCAACAGCAAATTGAATGAGTGCTCTGTTTGATTCAATCTCAAAGCTGATAAAATCAGTATTACGAGATTTCAAAGTTAAAAAGAGTTCTGAATTTGGTGAGTAAAGACTGATTAACTTACGTATCTTCTCAAAACCACTTAAAGAAAAAATACAGTTGGTAGCCATGATGTCTGAGCGCGAAAAGATACGGTCAAGATCTACTGGGTAGTCATCATAAGTATCACGACCTTTAATGTTGATTGAGTTAATAGTAAAGCCTGTGATGTTATCAGACACTTTACCTGTGTTTAAATCAATGTGTAGAGGTGCCTCATTGGCTCCACAGAACTTGAATGTTGATTTATTGATATAGTAAGAAAGAGCGTTCTGATCTACAGACTTAATATCTTCCTCATCCTTTGACTTAATAACCAATAGACTGTAGCTGTCTGTAGCAATAAGCTTTGAGTTTTTGCGGTCAACATAAACAGTCTTTAAAAATTCAGCATCTTTTTTATTGCTTGAAGTAAAAGCTAATATTGCTTTAATTTCTTGTGGTGTAATAATCATTTATGCACTCCTTGCTGAGTCGTTTTCTTCGTTAAATAAAAACTCTGTAACTTCGTCAAATTTGCTGCCAAAGTAGAAGTTTCTGGGAATGAACTCCAAACCTAGTGGCGTTTTTAATTCACTGATTCTTTGCATAGCCTCTTCTACTGACAGCGGTACAAGTTTGTATGGATAGCTGCTTAACTCTCTCCATGATTTAGTTGCTTCCAGATATCCAATAGAAGTTTTCTTTTGGTTGAAAGCTAACCACTTCTTGATAGTTCTTTTCTTTCCTCCCACGATGCAGGTATAAACAGCGCAAAAAGACACATTGCCTGAAACGCTTTTATACTCGGTATAGTCAACTGAGATAACTGTAGCTATCTTTCTGCCAGGCTTTGGCTGATGTCCAAAAGTACGTTCAATCAGCACACCGGCTTGTAACTCAAGCTCAAGATTTCTCTCAATCTTCTGACCGCAATGAGGGCACACTGTAGCCTGAACAGGGATATAAGCCTGACAGCCTGGACATGATCTAACCGGTGCCTGTTGTTTGCTCGATGCTTTCTTCTCAGTACGAGCGCGAATAAATGGGTTGTTAATAGGACCAAGACGCTCGATGTTTCTAGCAAAGTCGAGAACAAGGCAATCTGTTTTACCATCTGCAGGGCGTAGGCCACGACCAATCATCTGTACATAAAGACCAGGCGATTTGGTAGGTCTTAACATTGCAATCAAATCGACTTGTGGAACATCAAAACCTGTAGTTAATTGATCTGCAGATACAAGACATCTGATTTCACCTTTTCTGAAAGCTTCAATCTTTGTCGTATTCTCATCAGCTGAGAATGAGGAGTTAACAGCATAAGCGCTGACACTCATCTCTCTTAGCAGCTGAGCGCATTTGTTGCAGTTTTCAATACCTGCGATAAACACAATCCATGCCCTACGACCTGAAGATCTCTTAACTACCTCGACTAAAGAATTTTTCAGCATGGCATCATCGCCACAGGCTTTTTGAAGCTCATCGAGTTTGTAATCGCCGGCTCTGGTACCAACACCTGTAAGATCAACATGAGGCTTAGTCTTCAATGTTGTTACTGGTGCTAAGTAACCTTCACTAATCAGGCGCTCAAACTGTGAGTTAAGGTCATAAACAATGTCTGTGAAGACAGCGTTCTTTTGCTCGGTAAGGTAACCGCCCTTCATACGGTATGGTGTTGCTGATAAGCCTAAAACTCTCATCTGAGGTCTTAGTTTCTTTAATGCTGCAATCACCTGTCTGTACTGTGAGTTTTCATCTTCAGACAGCATGTGACATTCATCAATCACAATCAGATTGCGCATACCAAAAGCATTAGCATCACGCTTTAGCAAAGGTGCTACAGACTGCACGTTACCGAAAATAATTGAGTTCTCAGTATCTTTGTGACCTAGAGTTGCACTGCAGATGCCAATATCAGCTTCAGGCCAGATAGAACTTAACTTGCCTGCGTTCTGCTTAACCAGCTCACCAACATGAGTAAGCATCAGAACTCTGATGTTGTCCCATGTCTGAACAGCATGCTGAATGATGTAAGCAATAATTACGCTCTTGCCGGTACCTGTAGGTAGAACTAATACAGGGTTACGACTTGCATCATGGTTAGTTTCTACAAACTGCCAAAATGCATCGCATGCTTCTTGCTGATACCATCTAGGTTTAAACATTCCAAATAGTCCCTTTGCGTTCTTTTTTCAAAAATTTGTTGAGCTTATCGCTTAAAAAATCATGAATTTCGTCTTTTGTTTTATCTCTTAACTTTTGAGTTACCCATTCTGTAGTTTCCTTTTCGTTGAAGGTTCTGAATGCGTACCCCAAACTCTTCCAAAATTCAGCTTTAGAGCGATAAGCCACTCCATAAATGCAGAATGGCTTATTCATCACTCACTCCTATGCGCCGTAGCCGTAACCTGATACTGGTTGCTGTGGAGCTTGTCCATACACCTGCTGAGGCTGTGACTGACCGTATGGCTGTTGAGTTTGCTGACCATAGCCTGCAGCTGCTGTCTTTGGCGCTGTCTCCTTTGGCTTTGCGTGGAATAGAGGGTAACCTTCAGGCATTAAGCGTTTCTGATTGGTAGCGATCCATGATGCTGGCTGATTGTTGATAAGCTCTACAGCAGTACGACCATCTACAGATAAAAGAGCTGCTAGGTTGATATATGGCTGACCTGAATCTGCCTCACCGGTTCTGCGTACAGCGACTTTAAGCTTCTTACCAACCAAGTCAGGGTATACAACCATTACAGTGCCATCCTTCTTCTGTTCCTGATGCTCGTTGATCACAAGGTTGCCTTGCTGGTCAATGCAGTTGCAAAGAATTGCTAAATGCTGCAAGTGGTAGGAATAGTCACCACTTAGATCTAAAGAAATCCAAAGCTGAGCCTCACCTTCCTGAGTTGCTACTCTAAAACCAACGCGAGCACATGGCTGTTCAACGCTATTAATACGTTTGGTACCAGCTAAGGCAGTAACGATAGTGCCGTCATAGATGCCTGAGTTAGCGACAAAAGGTAAGCCTTTTAAAGTATCAAATACTTCGGTTGGGTTCTGGACCTGTAGATTTTGAGTTGAGCCTAAATTCATTTTTACGTCCTTATAAAATTAAGTTAAAACTAAAATTGTTTGCTAGAATGGCATTTTGCCATCAGAGGCTGGCGCTACAGTGTCAGGATCTTGAACTGTAGTAACCTTTGGTTCTTCGTGCTTAATAACTAGAGAAGGCATCTCTTTAGAAGCTGTTTGAGCTGTAGACTTCTTTGAACGTGCCTTCTTGATTAGCTGTTCTGCTTTTTCTTTGTTGTCAGCTGTCTTAGTGTCATTCTCGACATCAAGGTCGTATGTCTCATCAACGAAGCCACCAACAACGTCAGGGAAGACCTGATCTAAGAAATGGGACAGGGCACGAGCGCGCAACATATCCGGCCACATTGTTTTCCAGGTGGCTTGAGTACCAACCCACTGACCATTAGCATCCTTTTCCATGCGACCTGCAATAGCAGCATCTGTACCTGTATAGGTAAATGACTCTTTCTGATTAGGACGGTCAAAGCGATAGCCTTCAACTTTAGCTGAAGCATTCAATCCGTCAAAGGTAATTGACCAGGTGCCATACTTTCTGCAGATACCGGCTTTAGCCTTAACGCTCATTGAAGTGCGACCACCTAAGATGTAAATCATCTGTAGAGCATCAGCTGGAAGCAGACCTAAGCGATTGCCTTTTTGAATAATTAAGAAAGTATCTGCAGAGCGGTCACAATCAGGAGTTGAACGCATAGCAGCAGGAACTAACTGAGAGCTTGAAATGTACTTTGCATACTCACGTGCACCTTCAAAGTCAGTTGGTAGCTTGGTAAAGCCGTTTGATGCTGAGGTCATATCAATGTTGTCAGTCTCAGTCTTATTTGCTTTAGAGTTAAAAGCAAAATCACTCTTAACTTTGGCAAAAGGGGATTGAAGATCTAACTTCTTTTCCTCATCAGACACAATCTGAGGTTGTGCCTGTAGCTGTGGCTTAACCTGTGGTTGAGGTTGTGCCTGTAGCTGTGGCTGTGGCTGAAATGCGTTGTTAGTCTGTCCATAATTTGCCATTTCATTTGGCTGATGGTTAATTGGCTGAGCGCCTGTAGCAAAATTAGTAAACATATTCTTTTCCCTTATTTCTTGGCTTTGGATAAACGTAAAACTCTTGTGCCCTGGTACTCAGCTAAGCACTGCTGATATGCATCAGGATTGATAAGCATTAACTTGTCTTTGTTGATATAGCTTCTGCCATGCTGGTACTTGTATGAGCAAAGAACCTTCATGTCTTTGTCTACAATGGTTTCATTGGTACCTACGAAGTTGATGATCTCGTCTTTTAATGACTGAATCTTTGTATCCAATGCTTTGGCGTCTTTCTTTAAAGCATCAAACTGAATCAGTTTCTGTTTAATGTCATCTGAGGCAACAACCTTAGTAGGCTCCTGCTGAATATGCTTTAAGTCGCGCTCGGTGCGCATAGGCTCTTCATCATGTAAGATGTGTCTTACCCACCACTCTCGAGCCTGTTTTAAGATCTCAAGTGCCAGCTCTTCATCAAAATCAATGGTGTAGGTTCTAAAATCTGAAGTGGAAAGTAAGCAGCTTAATTTTGTTGTATAAATTCCAGTTAAAAGCATGTAAGTGTGAACTTGTAACAGGTATGAGTCAGGGATTTGACTATCAGCCTGTACGAGGTTATGAGCCTCGTCATAGACATCACCTTTGCCCCACAGCATGATTGCACGACCGTCTTCGTCAATATCATCGGTTGTGGTGTTGCCTCTAGTAGTCTTACCTTCCCAGATAGCTACAGCTTTAGTCTGATCTGCAGGATCAAGCACAATGCGGTCAGGTGAACCTACCAGATAAGGAATTTGAGATATCTGCAATCCATCACATAGAACCAGTTTCTGACCTGAAACTTCCTCATACTCTTTAGCAATTACTGGCTCTAAAATCTGTCCCCAGTGAGTGGCAACATTTCCACTCCATGGCTGTACACGACCTGTCTTTTCAAGCCATAGCTGATGAGGGGTTGTATACTTATTTAACCCCATGAGAGTGCCAATATCAGAACCGCCCAAAGATTCCTGTCTGCGATACTGCCACAGCTGATAAGGTGTCATACCTGGCTTAATTGAAGCTTCAATACGTGCCACACGTTCATGATGCAAATTCAAATCATCAGGTGTTAAAGAAAATTCGTTAAAATCAATCACTGAAAAATCTCCTTAAAAAAGCAAACCATCAATCAGAGCAAAAAAGTTTTCAGCTCCAAAAAATGCAAGAACAACAAACAGGGCAATCGCAAAGCCTAAAAGGTGCGCTCTTAAAACTGAAAACTCCTTCATAGTGTTGTCTCCAATAAAATGTATTTAATTTAAAATTAAGTTCACTTTATTTATAGATTAAGATTTTTTAATAATTAGTCAAGAAATAATTAAGTATATTTAATTAAAAATTAAAAATAATTTATTATCCTTTTGAAAATTCTTTGAATTTTGTTTACAAAAATTTCGATTTTTTTTAGACAGGAGAAAGAAGGAGTGAGAATAAAAAAAAGGTTGTCACCTAAGTAACAACCTTCTTAAATAGCTTAATGGATTGCTTTATACAGAACCTGAGCGCTCTATTACTTTTCCAATGATGTGAATCATTTGTGCTGCTTCTTCTAAAGTCAGCACTTCATCAGGATATATTTGATTATCTGAACGTATAGTTAGAGTTTTAAATGATTTAATCAGTCTTTTAATTCTTAGAGAATGATCAAATACGAGAGCATAGATTTGGTTGTTCTCAATATAATCTTTAGGTGTGCAGTCTACAGTGATGTAATCGCCATCATTGATGAGAGGGATCATAGAATCGCCAATAACTTTAAATCTCTTACAGTTCTTAGGATTTATGCCTCTATCAGAAAAGAATGTAGATCTAAAATAGGCAGGTACACAGTCTTGTATCTCTTCGTAAGTTGGTTCTTCAGCCTCACCAGCACCAAAGCAGATCTTATATTCAGGGATTTGAACAAAACCAGCTGGCAGTTTATCTGAATCTGCGCTATCTAAAGAAATGATGTTAGGCTTAATCATATTGCCTTCGCCTGTGACAAGCCATTCGACGTTTACACCAAGAGCGTCTGCAATCTTTTGGGCAGCCAAGGCATTAAGAGTTAAGATCTTTCCTGTTTTGTATTGACTAATTGCTGCAGTTGTTAGTCCTGTGATGACACTTAATTCTTTTCCATTGATTTTGGCATAATCCATGGCGCTCTGAATCCTATTTTTTAATTCAGTCATAACAGCCTCTCTTAATTATCTTCCTAATATTTTTTCTATCGTCTTCACAATAAATTAACTTGAATTAAATTTTATAAATTAAATAACTTGCTTTCAAATTATGTTTGCTATATTCTAAATTAAGAATACTTAATTAAGTAATAAGTAGATTGAAGGAATTAGTTATGATGCTTAATTCAAAAAAACTTTCTAAAAATTCATCAAAAATGATTGTCGACGCTATAGGTAGAAAGCAATTATCAGAAATATGTGAAGTATCTCTGCCTGCTGTAACTTTGTGGTCTAAAAAAGGAATGCCTTTTTATCGAGCACAATTTTTGATACTTAAATTTCCTCGATTAAAAATTTGGAAAGAAATCCCTGAAGAAATTGCTAAGTAAAGAGGACTTTTATATGAATAATGAAGTTTATCCTATAGTGATTCCTGATGCTTTACTTCTTCCAGATATTAGAAAGCTGAATGGTTGTGCTAAGTACATCCTTTTTAGAATTATTGGTCTTTCTAAACGTTGTGAGAATAAACAAGTAAGGATATCTAATTCTCTTCTCAAGTATGAAATGGGCTATGGTCCAGCAGTTATTAGAAGATCATTAAACAGATTAGAAGATTTAAAACTAATTGCTGTAGATAAGAAAAGTGGATGCAGACGCGTTATTAACGTGCTTTTTGATATTGAATCTCTACAAAATCAGCAAAATATACAGCCAAAAGCTGAAGAAAAGGTAAACAAAAAAGACAGTGATCCAAATGATCATAGTTCTGTGATCCAAAAGATCAGTGATCCAACGGATCAGGTGATCCAAAGTGACACGGTTAGTGATCTAAAAGATCATAGTTCTGTGATCCAAAAGATCACACATAATAAAGAATATAAGAAAGAAGAGATAGATATATATAGGGAGAGTATTTATAAAAAAATTTTAAATGATCTATCTGAAGGATCAATTTCAAAAATCTTTATGCATGATCCTGCAACTGGTGCTCAACAGGATTCATATATACCTTTCAACTATGACCCTAAAGAGGCTGTTGATAGTGAGGGGAACTGTCTCTTTACTCAAGAGCCTTTAGATCCTGAAGGTTATAACCTGTCTCAATGGATGGCTACTAATATCACGTACTTAGGAGAGCTGTGTCTTATGGGTAAGTATGGCGATGAGTGTTTTCCTATTTATGCTGAGTCACTACTTAAACGCTGGAACCCTAAGAAGGCGCCATTAGGTAAATTCTTGAATATTGCTGTTCCTAATGACTTTAAAGGCTTTAAACCTAGAGTTATTGATTATGTTGAGCAGTATCTTGGTGAGAATGTTGTTTTCCCTGCTATAAAGAAAATCATTAAACAACGTACCAGCCCTTCTAAGGTGCTTGAGGTTTTATTCAGCGACTACCCTCAGTATTTTAGTGCTGTTAAGCATGATATGGATTTTGGAAGGTATATTTACCGTCTCATGTACGAGGTTATAAAAGGCGATTGTGAAGACGTCTATACACCTTATGACTCTAACCGCGATTTTCCTACTGATGAAGAAAGAGCGTTTGACTGGGGTCAACAGTGGTTTGATGCGTGGTCAACTGATCCTCAATGTTTAAACAAAGAAGCTCAGGAAATAGCTTTGGGAATTAAACCATTGCATAAAGAATTATATGGTAAAGAGGTGATGTTTGATGCTTTCTTCGATTAGTTTACCTTCCAATGATGAGTTGGAAGTGATCTTAGAGCACCTTGATGCCAATAACCGTGATACATGGATAATGGTGTTTAATGCTTTGGGTAAAGATTACCCTAACAACGAAACAGTTTTTAAGATTGCTCAAGCATGGGCATCTCATGCGTCTAACCGCAAAAAGGAAGACGAAAAGCATGAGAGAAATGAGTTTTTTAAGAGTAATCATATTGCTGGTATTGGTGCGATTATTACTGCAGCACAAGCAAATGGTTACAAGCGTGTAATTCAAAAAGAAGAGAAAACAGGAAAGCTTAATAAGAATGTTGAGATTAAAAAAGAGCCTTCTGCTGTCACTAAACCACGAAATGAAGAAGACATAAGCGACTATGATAAATGCGCCTCAGAAGGCTCTTATATTATAAGAGCTTTGTTGTATTCCTTTCAAGACGAGGAACGTCAGATCTTCCTGTCTGATTTGGGCTCTGATATCCATTTCTTTGTTCAGGAACAACAAAAGATTGTGGAGACTGTCAGAAAGTTCTGCTATGCCCATAAATGGGACTACAAAACCTTTATCTCATGGGCAAAAGATGAGAGCATCAAAGAGAGTGACATCAAGAAGATTATCAGCAATTCAACAGCATGTTCTTATGACGATGTTATCAAGCATTACAAGGAGATGCGTGATATTGGCGTTCGTCTTATCATCGTTGAACGCGCTCAAAAACTTATTGAAGATGCCAGAGCTAAAAAGCCTATTGCAGAGTTAAAAGAGGCTGTAACTTCAATTGAACGTGATACCAGTTTAGAGCTTAAAAAAGACATTTTAAGAAAGAATGAAATTGCTCGTGCAGCTTTTCAGGAAGTTGCAGAACTGTCTAATCCAGCAACAAGAAAAAAGCTGTATGTGACAACAGGGTATAAAGCCTTTGATGAGCGCTTTAACGGCTTTAGACGTGGTGAAACTTCTATCATCTGTGCTTACTCAGGTGCAGGTAAGACATGGTTAGGCTGTGAAATTGCAAGACGTACAGCTTTAGCTGGTCTTAAGGTTGCCATGTTCTCAGCTGAAATGAGCGCGCAGTCTATTTCATTCCGTATGATGTGCACCGACCAGAATATCACACAAAAACAAATCATGAATGGCTATCCTGTTGAGCAGAACTTAAAAGCCTTTGAAGATACCATCTCTAAGAGCGGTTTAACTATCATGGCAGGTCGTGGAATGTCTATTTATGACGTTGAGAATGAGGTTAAACGCCTTGTGTATTCAGGTGGCCTTGATCTTTTAATTATTGATTATTTCCAAATTCTGGAGATGAAATATCGAGGTGAGATGTGGGAGCGTAACAAGGCCATGATGCAACGCTTAGTAAGGCTGTCTGAGCAGAACAATCTTGCAACTCTTGCATTCGTGCAGTTAAGCCGTCCTGTTTCTAAAAAGAACGGAACAAGTAACAAACCAACTATGTATGACATTGCCGGCGGTTCAGGTATTGTTCATGATGTAGCTCTGTCTCTAATCATGATCCCTGAAACAAATAACGGCACCAAAGATATAACTCGCTTTCAGATTGATATTGCTAAAAGCCGTTACTGTCAGGCTGGTGAAAATGAATTTACAGCAATCAGAACTGCTGGCGGTGGTTTTAATATCATCAAAAATACTGAACCCACAGTATTGATTAACCGCGGTGTTTCAATGCAGCCAAATACCAGCAATGTAAATCTGATACACAAAATACCGCTTCAGAGATAGGAGGTAATGCAATGATTTATATGAAAGACATCATGATCAATGAGCCTGGAATTGATGAAATCTCAGGGGAGCTTATCACTAAGCAAAGACCAATGAATGAGCGTGACCTTACCTCTGCCCTCCACAAAACAGCTGATGGTTTAGCTTCAATAGGGTGGACGGTGATTCCATCTCATTTCAAAGCTCCTAGTCTCAGAAAATGGAAAGAACCATCAAAAGAACAGCTATTAACATGGGCGCATGAAGATATAAACAGCGGTCGTTGTAATTCACTCAATCTGCGTTTGGGTGACAGCCATGTATGTGCTTTAGACTGTGACTTTTACGATGATGTAACTATGAAGAACTTTATGAACCTTCTAACTTCAGAAAAAATTCTTCCTGAGTTCTATACTGTCTGTGGCGGTAAAGGCGGAAAAATCTTTTTCAGAGTTAAGAATATTCCTGAAGGCAAACCACTACCTCGCGTTTTAGGCCCGCAGCCTTTAGTACCAAAGAAAAACGGCGCTCTGGTTAAATATGCTTTAGAGTTAAAGTCAGACGTAGCTACAGTATTTGGTGCATATTCAATTCCTGGCACTCTATACTCTGAATATCCTGGCACCAAGTTTGTGATTTACTTTAAACCTGACGATCTGCCTGAGATTGATTATCTGGAGCTACAGCATATTGCGACTATGTATATTGCCACTTTAAAGAGTATGGCGGTTAAGAAGTATATGCCAATTCCTCTTGCATGGGATGAGGAAGTCGAGAAGTTGAAAAGCCTCATTGCCCTTGATGAGCTATGCAACATGGATAGCATGTATGAATACGATTTGTATGACATGATTATTGCTGCAGGGGACGAGCATCTGCTTCCTGCAGTAATGTTGTTTGACAACGTTCTTCCTGAAGACAAGAAAAAAGAAGTCGATGAACGTTTCATTAATACTGTCAAATACATGCGTGATTTGGGCTATAACGAAGATACATTAAGAGCTTATGCTATTCAGGTTAACAGCTTTTATGCTGATTTTAAAAACTGGATGTTAACTTATCTGCAGAACTATGGCCAGAGCTATTCATACAGTGAAGGAGTTCAGTCAATATTTACAAAATACAAGCTGATTAAGGACAGTGTGGACTATGGTGCTTATTGATCTGACTTTACCGCCTTCAGCTAATCAGAGACTGATACCATACGTTATCAATATGACACGCAGAATTATTGGTATTAAAGATTCACCTAAGTATCGTGAATGGATGGAGCTTGAAGCACGAAAGATTAAGAATGAAATTCAAGCGCCGTATGCTGAGCCTGTTTATGTGTATATGGAAATTACTTTTCCTGACAGGCGCAAGAGAGATTTAGACAATATGGCCAAACCTGTATGTGATGTGTTAAAGCTTGCAGGTATTTATGATGATGATTCGTTAATTGAGTTTTTGATCTGCAGACGTTTGTCACCAAACAAAAAATTAGCCGGTATTCGTGTTGGTGTTTGGACAGTATCAGAGCATAATTCTTTGAAGGATTGGAGTTTGGAAAATGCTGACTAAAGAAATTCTTGACGCACTGGATGATGATTATGCTTTTGAGCGTCTGTTAGATTCTTATGGAGTATGGACAAGGATCAACAGAGGCTGTCCATCAGCTGGTACTGTTCCTACAGAGCATGGTTATGCTGCTATCACTGAGGAGAGTGCAGAGATCATAGCATCAGTTACCTGTGAATTTAAAAAAGAACGTCCGGGGCTGTACAGATTCTTTCACTGGTATTATCACAAAGGACAGGATGCAGGAGATATCAGGTCATTCTGTAAGGGTATATCCATCCAACGTGCCAAACATCGCAGATTGACCGTTTTTGAGGCCCATCCGTGGAATGTTGTAAGGTACATGACGATAGCAATGATCAATCAGAAGATCTTTGATTCAAGAGACTGGATGAGAGACAAATTAAAGCAAATGAGGGGTGAGTAAGTGAGAAGCTTTACATATCAGGGGGTTGAGTACAGGTCTATGTTTGAATGCTGCAAAGCTCTGAATATCTCGTATCAGAAGGTAAGGCGCTTATGTCGTCATTACAAACGCGCTCATGATGATCCTGCTCAGGCTGTTCGCTGGTGTCTTGGTGTGGATAAGCTGTCACATCTTGAACCAAAGACACTGCAGTATGCTCAAGATCTTGAGAAGAGCTACGACAGACAGGAGAAATTCAAAGACAGAATTTATCAGAAGGTTGTGGAGAGTTTCTGACTTGTCCTAAGCTATCCTAACTTATATTTTCTTATCCTAATATATTGACATTTTTATTTTTTGTTGTAAGCTTCAAGTAAATAAAGTTTCAGACCTCGACATTAGTCCTCTCACTCTCAGAGAAGTGACGAAGTCGAGGTCTTATAGTATGTGGAATATTGTTTTATGGACAAAATCAGAACAGCTATTCTTGTAGATGGTGGATTTTACAGAAAAAGAGCAAAATCTTTATGGGGAGAAAAGTCTGCAAAAGAAAGAGCTAAAGAGCTTGAATCTTATTGTCATAAACATGTAGCTAATTCATATCTGTACAGAATTTTTTATTATGATTGTCCATGGCTTACAGATAATATTTTTAATCCTATTACAGGAAAGACTGTTAATTTCAGAAAGTCAGACGTATTTAAGTGGACAGAAGCTTTTTATGATGAATTAAAGCATAGAAGAAAGTTTGCTTTACGTATGGGAAGGTTATCTGAAGCTCCTCAGTATGTTTTGAAAGAGGATGTTTTAAAGAAACTCTTTAGAGGAGATAAAAATTTTTCTGAGTTAACTGAAGACGATTTAAGACTAAATGCAAAACAGAAGGGTGTTGATATGCGCATTGGCATTGACATTACTTCCTTGGCTCTAAAAAAACAAGTTGATCAGATTATCCTTATTGCTGGTGATAGTGATTTTGTTCCTGCTGCAAAATTAGCAAGAAGAGAAGGCATTGATTTTGTTCTTGATCCTCTCTGGCATCCTGTCGCAGATGATTTATTTGAGCATATTGATGGATTACAATCATTTAATAATCCAGGTAAAACAAACAAAGAAGCAAAACAAGATGTTTCACAAGGTACTGTGACAGCATGAAATAAGGCGCGGGTGGCAAGACGCCCGAAATTCGTCTAGCTACATAGATTTTAAAAATATGGCTGCCATCCTCATAACAGACAGCTATAATCCCTAAAAATACTACTTTATTCTTTAAAATCAAATAGATAAAAAGATCGTTTATTGGTCGTTAATAGATCGTTTTTTAAGAATATACTATAAAACAATTAGAGTGAAAAAGTACGTATTGAACATCGGTGCTTTCCTCTTCCTCATAGATTATCCTAATTTGTCAACAATAAAGCTCTCAAGAAATTGAGGTCTTTTTTTATTTCTTATGTATAAACATTTAACCCCAGAAGTCATTTATTTGATGATTGGTACAGCTTGCTCATTTGTAATGGCATATTTACGCTCTACCAAGCGCAAATTCATGGCTAAGATTTGCGAAGCTCTGACATGCTCTATGCTCTCATCTGCACTTATCTTAATTTCAGAGTATTACTTTAAGTGGCCTCTGGAGTTAGGTGTTGCAATTGGTACATTCGTAGGCTTCTTGGGCAGTGACTATATCTCTTTAAAAATTAAACAAGTTATTAACTTAAAAGTTGAGGATAAATCAGATGATGAAAGTAAGTAGTCATGGTATTGCCCTTATTCAGAATTTTGAAGGTTTAAGAACTGCTGCATATAAGCCTGTATCCAGTGAGAGCGGATGAACCATCGGATATGGTCATCATGGTCTTGATGTAAAGAAAAACAGCGTCTGTACTGAAGCTGAGGCTGAGCACCTTCTAAAATCCGACTTAACCAAGATTGAACATCAGATCACCTCTGCATTGAATGTCGATGAGATTGAAGTTACTCAGGGTATGTTTGATGCGCTTTGTAGCTTGCTTTTTAATCTGTCAGGAAAATATGAAAATGGCAGATACCTATCACCTCTACAGGTTTTAATCAGCTTCAATCTTTGGAAAAAGATGAAAGCTGGCGATAAGTATGGCGCATCGCTTGAGTTTTTAGATATTAACAAGGCTGGTGGTGTTGTCTTACCTGGTTTAACTAGAAGGCGCAAAGCCGAACAAAAGCTTTTTCTTTCTTAAAAGGTTCCACGTGTTCAGGTATTTGTCACTCTCACTTCTTTGCTGTCAGAAGTAAAACAGACAGCTCACACTTAAGAACTGTTTAGAAGAACCTCTTCCTCCCATGTTTTCTTTTAGATAGTTCTTAAGTGTGAGACAAACAAATTTGTTAATTGATATGTAACTAATCTTTTTAATGGTGTTTGTCTCGCACTAAGATTTATTGACGGTATATAGCATGAACTTTTGTGAATACTTTAATGTAAAAGAATCATATCAAGTACCGGAAAAGTTATTAGCTCTACTCTTGCAAAATCCAAATGAGATATGTGCTCAGTATGTGAAAGAACATGATCTTTCTAAAGATGAATTGATGACTGACTTTCAGCTAAATGACGCAGCTCGAGATAGTCTAAAGCAAGACTTTACACCTGAAGGGATTGCAGAGCTTTCTGCAAAGCTATTACCTTCAAATTTTGAGAGTGCTGCTGATATATGCTCAGGAACTGGAGCGTTAACAATTCAATTATGGAAAATTAACCCATCTGCTTATTTTCACTGTGAAGAGTTTTCTGAGCGCACAATTCCTTTCTTGCTGTTTAACCTAATGGTTAGAAATATTGAAGGTGAAGTGCTTTGTGGTGACTCTCTTACTCAAGAATATAAGCATGTGTATAGGCTTACAAAAGGTTCTCAATTCTCGGTACTTGCAGAAGTTGAAACTATTGAGCCAAAATCATATGACGTGCTTATAAGCAATCCGCCTTACTCGCTAAAATGGACTCAAGAGAATAGATCTTGTTATAAGTATGGAATCGCTCCGACAAAAGCAGCAGATTACGCATTTGTTCAATATGGCTTAAGTTTATTAAAAGCTGATGGTAAAGCATGCTACATCTTACCTCATGGCGTTTTGTTTAGAGGTAATTCCGAAGGTGACATCAGACAAGCCTTAATTAAAGATCATATTGTAGATGCAGTTATTGGCTTGCCTAATAATTGTTTTATGTGCACTTCTATTCCTGTACATCTTTTAGTATTTGACAAAAAAAAGACAAAGAATTTATTAGTAGTTGATGCTAGTTCTTTATGTGACAAGGAAGGTAAATTCAACAAAGTCAAAAAAGAATACATTAACAAGATCTTGGGCTTATACAGTTTAAGAAGTGAAGTTGAAAAGTTGGCTCATGTTGCTACCTATGAAGAAGTTGAAAAAAATGAATTTAACCTCAACATACCAAGGTATGTAAATTCATTTGAATACACTCCACCGCCACCACTAGCAGAGACGATAAACGAATTAGTTTTAATAGAAGATGAGCTGTTTGATAATCAGCAAAAGTTATTAAAAAACATATCTACCTTAAAAGGTTTTTCTTTAAAAGAACAACAGGCAATTGAAGCATGGAAATGGTCTCTTACAATGCATGGTGCGATTTTGAACGAGGGATCACAGGAAAAACTTATAAAGCAGGATGCTGCTATGTAGCTCTTTCAGCCTCATCTGAAAAAGTAAATAGAATTGATAAAGACACAGTTCTTGAAGATGCTACACGATGGTGTGTTTTTATTCCTAAAAAATATCCAAATTGCTTCTATGAGCTTCTTTCATCTATAGCTTGGCCTCTTTTATACGCAAAGTGTAATCAAGGCATTAACTTTAAATTTGAACATATCAAGTTTTTGGAGTTTCCTAAAGTTGAAAGTTCAATGCTACCAATTATTGAAAAAAGCCTAATTGAGTTAAATCAAGCTATATTTCAAGTTGAAAGAGATATTCAGCTATCCAAAGATATGAAAGAGTTCTTCATGGATAAAATGTTTATATGACTTCTCTAGAAACAACATTCTTAATTATCTATCTAATGTTCTTTGGCTCCTTTCTTTTAGGAGCTATAAAACTCTCAATTGACTATAAGGACTACAGCAAAAAGGAGTTTCGTGCTTAAGTTGCAAGCTATGTACTTTTGTTGGCGTTCATAATGGGGGTTATAGTTTACATTGTTTATGGATCTTAAATTACAGCTAATTACTGCTACTCTGTGTCTCGCTATTGGCGCTTGTTTCGGCGTGACCGTTACAGCCAAACACTACAGAGCTGAAATTATTAACCTGCAGGCTGAAGCTATTAGAACTGAGCAGGACGCTCTGGTTAAGCAGCTTAAAACTGAACATGAATGGCAGACTAAACAGGAACAGGCAGACAAAGAGGCTAATGATGAGCTTACAAAGATTAAGACTAAGTATGATGCTGCTGTCGCTAAGCTTCATGCTAACAGCTTGCACACAGACAGTAGCAGTGCCAATAGAACAACATTGTCCACAAATACCACCTCTACCAGAAAAGCTCAAGCTACCTGTGAATGTGAACAACTTAGACAGGACCGAAGAACTCTTGCAGAGTATGCACTTAAGCTCTCAGCTAAGTGTGATGAGATTGCAGTTGAGCGGAATGAGTTAAGTAAGAAATATAACGCGTTACAATAAAGCCTTCATATGCTGTCACATACAAAGGCTTTTAATTAAATGCTCTTTTTATTACCATGCCAATCTTTTGAAGGTATTGGCGCTTGTCTTGGTTGTTTATCTTCAGACATTAAATAGAACCTCCTAATAAAATAAAAAGAATAAAAGACAACAAACCAAAAACTATTGATGCACTGATGAAGTATACAGAGTACTTTAAGCAGTTAGCTCTTTTATCAATTACTGATGTTTGAATAAACTTAATCATCTCTTGATAATCTTCAATGCAGAAATGTCTTAATTCAAGATCACGCTCAGGTGTGACCTTACCTTTTTTGTAGATATTGGCAACATACATCTCTTTGTTCCAATTAAAGCTTGTTTCATATCGAGCTAATACATAAAGACATATAAACAGAGCAATTACTGCTGATAATGCTGATAGCGCCCCTAAGATTATTGATGAGATGTGAAGCTGAGGCAGATATTTACAAAGAGCTAGCAATGCTGTGAGTATCAATGATGATAGCCACATGAATGTCTTACCTTTAGACATCTGCTGTTCACCAATATCACGCTGTAGATAGTAGTAATAATTCTCTAAGTAATGCTGTAGCTCAACCATTGTGTTCAAGGATGTGTTGTATGTTGTGGTTTGTAGCATTGATCCTGCTCCTTGTTATTTATCCTGTGTTTATTGATTAGATTATAGTTCATATGCCAAGTTCTTTTGCTCGTCCATGTCAATATGCCGGATGTCATAAGTATGCTGTTCAAGGTTCATGCTATTGTGCTGAACATAGAAGAACTATGAACTATGATGGACGCTCAAGACATAAACTAGGTTATACCAACACATGGCTTAAAGCTCGCAAGGCTTTTCTAATTGCTCATCCTCTTTGTGTTGAGTGCGCTAAGCTTGGTAAGACTACACCTGCAACAGAGGTAGACCATATCATTCCTCACAAGGGAAACAAGACACTCTTTTGGGATGAAAAGAACTGGCAACCTCTTTGTAAATCATGCCATTCAAAGAAAACATTTACTGAAACTCTTGGTAAGCGATTGCTAGCCCCCGAGGGGGAGTCAAAAAGTTGAACATGATGCTTTAGAAACGCCCCGTAAGTTCTTTACACGCGCGTGCAAAATGGAAACTTTTTTAGGCAGTCACCACGAAAAATCGCTATCAAAATCAAAAAACGGTTATAAAAAATCATGGCTCGACCTAGAAAACCTACAGCAATTAAGAAGTTGCAGGGAACTCTACAGCCATGTAGAACAAACTTTAATGAGCCTGTTCCTAAGAAAGCTTTAAACACAGTTGAACCACCTGACTTTTTATCCAAAACTGCACGCGACTTGTGGGTGTTTGCATTAGCTCAAGCACCTGATGAGTTGCTTACAACACTAGATTTTTCAGTATTTGCATGCTGGGCAGACACAATGGCAAAGATTATTGAGTGTCAAGAGATCTTAAATCGGGAAGGTCCAACTGTTATTGATGAAAAATTAGGCGTTTCAAAACCTCATCCTATGCTCAAAATGCAGAATGATCTTAAGTACATCCTGAGAGGCTATCTAACTGAACTTGGTTTTACTCCAGCATCACGCTCTAAAGTGAGCGTCCATACCAAAACAGAGAATAAGAACCCATTTGCTGACTTGTAACTATGCGTAACTACATCAAGATTGCTAATAAGTACATTGAAGATGTGCTCAGCAATAAGATACCTACCTGTAGATACGTAAAACAAGCCTGTCAAAGACAAGTAAAAGATTTAAAAAGAAAGTCATGGACTTATCACTTTGATACAACCTTAGCTTGCAGAGTATGCAAGTTCATTGAAGCGCTTACTCATGTTAAAGGTCCTAAAGCTGGTGAGAACATTAAACTTGAGCCATGGCAGATCTTCATATTAACGACTGTGTTCGGTTGGGTAGATAAAAACAATCTCCGTCGTTTTCAACGGGTTTATATCGAAGTGCCACGTGGTAATGGTAAATCAGCATTGTCATCAGGTGTTGGCTTATACATGCTATGTGCTGACAATGAGAAAGGTGCTGATGTTTACTCTTTTGCTACCACACGAGATCAGGCAAAGATCGTTTTTGGTGATGCTCAAGCTATGGCTAGAGCTAATCAGCCATTAAAAGATTGCTTTGGCTTAAGTGTTCTATCCAAATCCATGGTAGTGCCTGGCACAAACTCAAAATTTGAAGCTAAATCAGCTGATGGTACTACCCTTGATGGTTTGAATACGCACTGTGGGATTATTGATGAGTTGCATGCTCACAGAACACGTGAAGTATACGATGTTGTAGAGACATCTATCGGTAAACGTTCACAGCCAATATTATGGTGTATTACTACAGCCGGTTTTAATTTAACCGGTATCTGTATGGAAGTGCGCCGTTTCGTATGCAAGATCTTAGATGGCAGCGCAACTGAAGAATCTCAGTTTGGAATTATTTACACCATAGATGATGGTGACGACTGGAAGACAGAAGATGCTTTAATCAAAGCTAACCCAAACTGGAATATCTCAGTACAGCCTAAAGTAGTGTTAGCTAATCTTTCAAAGGCTCTGTCTGATCCTGCTGCTGAGAATAACTACAAGACAAAGCATCTATGTGTCTGGTGTAATGCTGACAGCGCCTTTTTTCAGATGTCTAAGTGGCGTGAGTGCTATAGACCTGAGATGACACTTGAAGATTTTGAAGGTGAGTATTGCATCTACGGTTTAGATCTTGCAGCTAAAACAGACATCACTGCCCTCGTAAGGCTTTTCTTTAGAAAAGAGAAAGATGAAAAGGTACATTACTATGTATTCCCTGAGTTCTGGCTTCCTGAAGATAAAATTCAAAGCTCAGCAAACTCTCAGTACAAATCATGGGCAAAACAGGATTTAATCCACACTACAGATGGTGCGATTAACGATCTTGAATCAATTCAAAATTACATAGCTCAAGACAGTCAACGTTTTGATACTTTGGCTATAGCATTCGATCCATGGCAAGCCTATCAGTTAGCCTCTAACCTGATGAATGACGGTATACAGATGGTTGAATTAAAACCTACTGTAGCTAACTTTTCAGAACCAATGAAAGAAGTACAGGCGCTTTGCTACCAGAAAAGACTGCATACAAATGGTAACCCTGTACTTGAATGGATGGCATCTAACCTTGTGGCCCACATGGATGCTAAAGATAACGTTTACCCTCGAAAAGAAACACCTGATAACAAGATTGATGGCATGGTTGCTCTAATCATGGCTATGAAGCAGGCTTTACTTCTTGATGTTGAGAATGGTTACTCTGATGGGCACACATTTAACGATGAGCCTTTAATTTTTTAGGAACAACAAATGAATTTTTTTAAATGGATTAGAAATTCGTTTACACCAACAGCTGACAAAAGAGGTTGGCAAAACAACACTCCTATGGTTGCTGCTGTTCCTTCAGCAAGTAAACCAACTCCTGAGCAAGCATTACAGGTATCTACAGTATATGCCTGTATCGACTTGCTTGCTCGCACCATGGCATCGCTTCCATGTGATGTGTATCTAATCAATCAGGATGGTTCACGCTCTCGAGATACTAAATGTAATCTGCATGAGATTTTATCTGTATCTCCAAACTACGACATGACACCGTTTGAAGTTATTCAAACCTTAACTTTAAACTGGGCCTTAAGAGGTAACGCTTATGCTTTAATCTCTCGTAAAACAGATAAGACAGTCAAAGCTATCTATCCTTTAAACTCTGATCAAATGCAGGTGTTCATGGATGATAATGGTGATTTGACTTACAGATACTACAACAAGCGTGATCAGTATGTAGATTACAAATCAAGAGACATTCTACATTGGAAATGCATGGGTAACGGCATAATGGGCTTATCTAAGCTTGACTATATGCTAGCCTCTGTAGATGAATCGATTAAAGCTCAGACAACTGCCATTGATGTCTTTGCAACAAAAGGCAAGATTAGAGGTATCCTCACAACTGAAGCTACCCTCAATCCAAAGCAAAAAGAAGATATTGCCAAAGCGTTTAATGAAGCCAGAGAGCGCGATGGTAATCCTGTACTGCCATCTAATATCAAGTTTCAGTCTTATTCTTTATCACCTGCAGAGCAGCAGTTGCTACAAATCAGAGAGTTTACTGTAGAGGAAATTTGCCGTTGGTATGGCGTCCCTTCTGCCCTCATAAATTCTGATGGTGGTGCGCCAGGATCTAACCTTGAGCAGGTTACAGCAAACTTTTATAAGTCAACTATTTTGCCGATGTGCATCTCTCTTGAGCAGGCAATTATGAAAAGATTGCCTTGTATCTCAGAGAAAGTAAATCATCAGGTGTCATTCAGATTGTCATTCCTTAACAGAGCTAACGATCAGGTTCGCTCACAGGTTAATGCTCAGGCTGTACAAAACGGATGGAAGACAAGAAATGAAGTGCGTATTGAAGAAGGTTTAGCACCTGTTAAGAATGGTGACATCCTCACAGCGCAGAACAACTTACAGCCTTTATCTATGTTAGGTACAGCAAATCCTACACAGACACCGCAAACACCAATATCAACACGACCAATTCAACAATAGAGAGTTTAAAGCAATGAATATTGAAGAGTTAAAAGAGCTACAGCTTACTCATTCCGAGCTGAAAGCTCTCGATGATCAGGAACAGTCAGGAGTGATTGAAGGCTATGCATCAGTGTTTGGCTCTATTGATTCATCCGGTGACACCATCCTGCCTACAGCATACAACAAAGTATTAGGAACTTTGCCGAAGATGTTCTTTAATCATGACACATTTGGCGTGCCTATCGGTAAATGGACTGAGATGTCTGTAGATGAGAAAGGCTTAAAAGTTAAAGGGCAGTTAAACCTTGAACTTGAAGACGCTAGAAAAGTGTACAGCGCTATTAAATTCGGCTCATTAAATGGCTTGTCTGTACATTTAATGTTTACAGATAAAGACGTTGATTGGGATGATGAAAACGATATCAGGATTATTAAATCTGTAGCTCGTTTACCCGAAATTTCGATTGTTGGCATTCCTTGCGAGCAGAAAGCACAGATCATCGCCTGTAAGAATTTTGAGAGTATCAACTCTGTAAGAGATTTTGAGAAAGCACTAAGGGATTTAGGAGCTTCACAAAAAGAAAGTTTGACCTTAGTAAGTCAAGCTAAAAAGCTATTTGCAACTCAGAGAGATTCTGACGAAAAACAGCTAAACCTAAAAGAGATTTCTGCAAGATTAAGCAGATTGACCAAAATTATGGAGACAGAATAATGTCAGATGCAGTAAATGAGATTTCTAAGTCCCTCGACAGCTTAGAAGAGTCAATCAAGAATGTCCAGGAAGAGCAGAAAAACGGTAAAGTATCTTTAAAGGCCTTTGAGGATAAGGTAAAAGAGTTAGGCGACAAACAGTTAGAACTGTCAAAATCTCTAGCTGATGTAACTCAGGCTTTAGACAAGAATACCAAGGCTTTAACTTCAAATAATGAGGTTAAGAGCTTAGGTCAGAAAGTAGCATCTCATGAGGTAGTAAAGAACTATCAGCATGGTACTTCAGCTGTATTTACCATCTCAACTAAGGCAGATACTATCAACAAGTCACCTGCAGCCAACTCAATTACACGCAATACCATTACACCTGCTTATCAGGCTGGTATGGTTACAATGCCTGATCAGCCATTACAGATTGAGCAGTTATTCCCACATATTCCTGTATCAGTAGATGCAATTGAGTATACCAAGGAAGGCGCTGTAACTGATGGTTCTAAGAGCGTAGCTGAAGGCGGAAAGTTAGGTGAAACCACTGTAACTAATCCTACTTTACATACCACCAGCTGTGTAAACATCGGTGCATATACCGTAGTAACTCATCAGTTACTTACCAATGAGTCAGCTTTAGCTGCTTTTATTGAAACCAAGATGCAGTATAAGTTAAAACTTAATATTGAAAATCAGCTTATCAACGGTGATGGTACCTCAGCTCAGTTAGGCGGTTTGTTACATGAAGGTAACTTTACCGATAAGACTACAGCTGTACAGGGTAAATTACCTAAGTCAGGTGCAACCTTACTTGATTTTGCTCTGCTCTTAAAAACTGAGTTTGAAAAACAGTACATTGTGCCAGAGCGCTTACTGTTAAACCCAGACGATTGGACACAGTTAGCTCTATTAAAGGATGCTGATGGTCATTACATTTTAGGCGGTCCTCAGCTTCTAGCTACTAAGAACCTATGGGGGTTACCAGTAATGACAACTCCATTTGTAGCAGCAGGCAAGTACATCTTAGGTAACTTCACCTTAGGTGCAACTATCTACGACCGTGAAGCATTAGATTTCAGAATTTCCGATTCTGATGGTGAAAACTTCAAGTCAATGCTTTACACCTTCCGTGTAAATCGCCGTTTAGGCTTTGCTGTAGAGAATCCATTAGCAATCTTTGCTGGTGACTGGAGCTTACCCAGTTAACTCTCAGGCAGTAAAAACACAAGCTGTTAAAACCAAATAACACTTACTTGTAGTTACTTAGCCCTCTTAATTGAGGGCTTTTTTGTAGGATTTCTAAAAATGTCTTTTCAGCTTTCAACTCCAATAGCTCCTGTTTCCTTAGATGAAATTAAGGCGCATCTGAGAATTGATGATGATTTTGAAGATCAGCTGTTAGAGCACTACATCTTAGTAGCAACTCAACAGGCTGAGCACATCATGCAACGAGAAGTTATTTTTAGAAATGACAAGAACGCATTAGCTAAAACAATTGAAGAAGTACCACCTACAGTAAAGAGCTTTATCTTTTGTTACGTAGGTGATCTTTACTCTCATAGAGAACTGTCTGATGAATCAGGCTTAGTCGTCTTTTGGAAGCATCTTTTAGATCCTTTCATTATTTACAACGATGAGGACGAGTAATGAGCGTATCAGAGCCTTTATCAGGAGAATTAAATCAACGCATTGAACTCTTCTCAAGAATAGATATTCCATCTAAAGAGTTAGCAGCAGTTTCACAAGATACAACCATTTGCAAAGTATGGGCAAAGATTGAGCCTACAGGTTCAGCTTACTGGTTAGGTTCTCAGACAGAACAAAAAGCAACTCATCGCTTTTGGATAAGAACCATTAAGGGCAAGACAGAGCCTATAAATATTGAACATGGTGTGTATATACGCTTTAAAGACAGAGCTTATATGCCTGTACGAGTAACTGACTGTAATGGTCGTGGTCGTTTTACCATGATTGAAGCTCAAGAACTTGGTATAGACAGACCAGAGCAGGGCACACCTTTAGGTTTAGGAGTAATGCTAGATGAGTAGCATCGGTATACCTGTCAGCTTTTCAGTGCAGATACCAAAAGAACTTCAAGCTGATGATTTTGATTCAAAGATCATTAAATCAGCTTTAAGAGATGTTGGTAAAAGTATTCAAAAGACAGCTAAAAAGAAACTTTCTAACCGTAAAGGTGTGATTTATCCACGCTTGCAGTCAGGCAGATTACGCAAAGCTGTAAAAGTTCATCTGTCTAAACGTAAAGGCAAGTACTGGGTAAGAGTTCAAGTTGATTCATTCAAAGATTTTCCTTTCTGGTATCCAGCACCACTGATGTATGGACGTAAAGATGGAACCTTAAAACCACGTCATGATGCGGTTGTTGATTCCGGTGATGAGTTAAAAGAAGAAAGTTTAAACGCTGTATCAGAGGCTTTAATGAAAGGCTTAAAAGGGTGGGGATAAATGAAGCTAAACACTACTATTGAAGCTATACGTAAGCGTTGCCACTCATTTAATAACAGAGTGTTTGCTTTCACAGGCCCTATGCAGTTGCAAAACTTACGACCTGAGAAGCTACCTGCAGCATATGTAACTATGGTAGGTGAGGTTGCTGAAGTTGAGCAGATGTCAGCTAACTCTTATCTGCAAAATATTACTTCAACTGTTGGTGTCTTGATTGTAGTTAATTCACAAGAAGACAGACGAGGTCAAAACGCATTTGATAAGGCTGAGGATTTAAAAAACGAGATCTTAAAAGCGTTGCTTTCATGGTCGCCGATACCTGGCGACAACATGGCTATTTATTCTTATCAAAAATACAGTGTGCTTAAGGTTGAAGAACCTATCTTGGCTGTTCAAATTGATTTGCAGTGCACTTATGAGATAAGCCAAAAAGATACAAGACAGCCTGATGAGTTAGAAGAAACAACAGGCAAATTTAATGAGTTAAATGCGACTGTATCGGACGAGTTTAAAGGCGGTATTGATGTGATTGGTCATGGCGATAAGCCAGATGGTCAAATTGATGCTCAATTCAAAATTAAAGATTTATGGTAATGGTATTAGGAGAATTAAATGTCTATTTCATTTAATCACATCCCATCAAATATCAGAGTTCCTTTGTTTTATGCAGAGGTTGATAATTCGATGGCAAATACAGCAACTGCTGCTAAAAAGGCGCTGTTAATTGGTCAGAAAACTGATGGTACAGCTACAGACGGCAAACCTACTCTGATCTCGTCACAGTCCCAGGCTATGACTAAGTTTGGTCGTGGTGCACCTTTAACCTTAGCTGTAAAAGCTTTTAAGGATCAGAATACTTCTACAGAGCTTTGGTGTTTGCCAATGACCGTAACAGGCACTCCAGCATCTGGAGCTGTAGAACTAAAAGGTATAGCAACTGAATCAGGTACCATCGCTTTTTACGTTGGTGCTACTAAAGTTCCAGTAACAGTTGCTAGCGGTACCTTAGCAGCTAACATAGCTACAGACCTAATCAATGCAATCAATGCTAATAAAGATCTTCCAATTACAGCATCTACATCAACCACAGACACAGAAAATGCTACAGCAATTAAACTGACAGCAAAAACTGTAGGTCTGTATGGTAACGACATTCTGTTAGCCACTAACAGACAGGGTGCTACAGGTGGTGAAGAAGACATTGCAGGCATCTCACTTACTATTACAGCAATGAGCGGTGGTACTGGTGAGATTGACTATGCAAAAGCTTTTAAAGCCGTTGAAACTGAAACTTTCTGGTTCATCGGTTGCCCTGATTCCTTATCTACAGCATTAGATGCTTACAAGAAGGAAATGCAGGACTCTACAGGACGTTGGGCTTACTCTCGCATGCAGTTTGGTCATATCTTTACTGCTAAGCGTGGTGATGCTGAATCATTAGTTACTTTTGGTAAAACAAGAAACGACCAGCATGTGAGCTTGTTTGGTATTGAAGAAAACAATCCTAACTTGACCTTAGAAGTTGTAGGCGCAATCTTAGGTCGTGCTGCATCTTACTACACTAATGATCCTGCTCGTCCTTTACAGACAGGACCATTAGAAGGTTTGTTAGCTCCATCTATTGAAGACAGATTTGGCTTTAATGAGCAGAACACTCTGCTATCTAATGGTATTGCTACTTTATATCAGCAGAGTGGCACTGTGATGATCCAAAGAGCTATTACAACCTATCAGTTCAACTCTTTTGGTGACGCTGATAACAGCTATCTTGATTCAACAACTCTGTACACCTTAGCTGAGATTATCTCGCGCTTAAAGACAGCTATTACATCAAAGTATCCACGTCATAAGTTAGCTAATGACGGTACAAGATATGGCGCAGGTCAGGCTATTGTTACTCCTTCTGTTATTAAGTCAGAGTTAATCGCTCAGTATCAGAAGATGGAAGAGGAAGGCTTAGTTGAGAATGCTGATTTGTTTGCAAAGTATCTGATTGTAGAGCGCGATGCAAACGATGTTAACAGAATTAACGTACTGCTACCTCCTGATCTTGTAAATCAGTTGCGTATTTTTGCGCTGCAAGCTCAGTTCCGTTTACAGTATTCATCTACAGATTAAAAGGAGAATAACATGGCACGTGTATCAGGCGTTTGTTATGTCAAAGTGGATGGTGAGCAACTCGAAATCCAAAGCTCATGTGAATATCCATTATCAAAAACTAAAAGAGAAACTATTGAAGGTGTTAATGGTCCTGCCGGCTACAAAGAAACAAGGATCACTCCTTTTTTAAACATTGATTGTATTTTGTCCCCTGAGTTTCCAAGACAAAAACTAGTAGAAAGTGACGATTTAACTATTGTTGCAGAACTAGCTAATGGCACTGTCTACACTCTGACAGGTGCTTATGTTGAAGGCGACATTACAGGCAATGCAATTGATGGTACAACTTCAATTACCTTTAAAGGCAAAGATTGCAACTGGAGCTAAATATAACCGCCTGTAATGGCGGTTTTAGGAGACAAATATGTTATTTAAACTGACAACACCAATTAAGACCCCTAACTCTGACAAAGAAATAACTGAGTTAGAACTTCAAGAACCTACTGTAGAACTTTTAGAGAAACTGAATTATCCATACATCATTGATAATGATGGTAACTTACAGTTTAATGCAAAAAAGGTTTATCAGTGGGCAAAAGAGCTCTCTAATTTACCTCCATCAACCGTCAAGAAGATCTCATTCCACGACATGGAAACCTTTAAGAATGGTTTGGCTGTTTTTTTTCTAGTCTCAAAAGAGCAGGCTGCGGAGATTTGGAACAGGTCAGTAACTGGCTCTTTAACTTAGCTTACTCATGGCATCTTGATCCTTTTCAACTCAAAAAGCGCTCTATAACCGATTTGTTAGAACTTTATAGACAAACAGAGCGTATTCAAGAAAAAATAAAACAAATGCGCAAGGAACGTTAATATGGCTGGCAAGATAGTTAAAAATAAAGTTGTTGTGTCTGCACAGGACAAAGCAACACCTGCTCTTTCTAAAATCAAAAAAGAGTTTCGTGTCTTTTCTCGTCAAATTAAAGGACTTGGCAATGAGTTAAAAGGATTAGGTTCAATTACAGCACTACCTATAGCAGGTGCATTTGCATCAGCGGCCGCCATTGTTAAAAACTCTATAGGTTCAATGGTGTCTTATGGTGGTGCTGTAGATGATGCCAGTCGCAATCTGACAATTGCATCTGATGCACTTCAGGCATTCAGATATGCTGCAGATCAATCAGGTTCATCAGCGTCTCAAATGGACAGCGCAATTGCTATGTTAAATAAGAACATGGCAAATGCTGCTAACGGCTCTAACAAGAACTTGGTTGGTTTAATGAACCGTTTAGGCATCTCTATGAGAGATTCTAATGGTAAGTTAAAAGATGCTGCACAGTTAATGCCAGAGGTGGCAGATGCAATTAAGTCTCAGACAACTGCAACACAGAAAGCTTACATTGCTACTCAGTTCTTTGGTAAGTCAGGTCAAGGCTTAATTAAGACCTTGAATGATGGTTCAGCAGGCTTAGCTGCACAACGTAAAGAAGCTGAAAAATTCGGTGTCATTATGGGCGAAGAAGATGTAGCAGCTGCTACATTGTTTGGCGATTCTCTGACACGAACCAGGTACGCTACACAGGGCTTACAAAATGCTATTGGCGGTAAGCTCTTACCAATACTGCAACCTTTGCTTGATGATTTTAATGATTGGATTGCCAAAAATAGAGAGTGGATTGCAACTACAATTGTTGATGCGATTAAGGATTTTGCTGATTCCTTAAAAGATATTGATCTTAAATCAGTGGTAGCAGGCTTTGTTAAGTTTGTTCAAACTTCAGCAAAAGTATTTAATGCCCTGGGTGGCTTAAAAACTGTAGGAGTGGCTGTAGCTTCACTTTATGGAGTGAAGGTTATTGCGTCCATTATGGGCGTTGGTAAAGCGATGCTGTCATTGATACCAACCATAGTAAGTCTCTCTGCTGCCCTTTGGGCTAATCCTATTGTGTTAATAGTAGGAGCTATTGTTGCAGCTATCGGAGGTTTAATTTATGGCGGTTATCAACTCTACAAGCACTGGGACGAGGTTGTAACTTGGTTTACTGGCGTTTGGCAGAATGTAAAACAGGCTGTAGGTGCTTTCTTTGACTGGTATTTAGGTCTATGGGGCATTTCGGCTGATGACGTTATAGCTGTAGTTAAAAGCGTATATGACGCAGTTAGCTCAGTTTTCAGTAAGCTATGCTCTTTTGTTTCAGCTCAATGGGATGGCTTACTTGCACTGCCTGATAAGCTAAAAGAAGGTTTCAAAGATCTTGTAAGTTACTATGCTGACTTATGGGAACAAATCAAAGATTGCTTCTTTAAGCCATTCGCATCAGCAATGGAAAAAGTATCATCTCTAAAAGATGGTGCTGTAGGTCTGTGGAATAAAGCTACAAGTTTCTTCTCATCAGATGATGATACAGAACAGTCGCAAACAGCATCTATTCAAATGCCAGAACGCACATTAAGAATTCTCAATGAACCTATGAGACAACCATCAGCTTTAGGTCAGACAATTATCCAGGGGGAAAACAAATCAGAGGTTATTGTCAGAATTAAAACAGATGAAAACTCAAAGGCTGAAGTTGAGCATGAGCGTACTACTGGTACTTCTCTTAATACCTCTGTAATGGCTGATACAGGTGTTACACGATGAGCTTGTTAAATGTTAAGACATTAAGAAAAGCCTCTTATGAGGGGATTCAATTTGAAGTTGATTCAGCAACTTTATCTTTTGGTAGAAGAACTGTAACACATGAGTTTCCTCAAAGAGATGCCCCTTACGTTGAAGATCTTGGAAAAGCTACAAGACAGTTTTCTATTCAAGGCTTTATTGTAGGTGATGATTTTATTGATCGCTCAAAAAAGCTGATTGATAAGATTGAATCACAGGTAGGCACTGATAGACGTGCCAATCATGGAAAACTGGTACATCCATGGTTAGGTTCTCTTGATGTCACTCCTATTGATAGTCCTAGCATTACTTATGATAGAGCTAAAAGAATTTGTACTTTTACCCTTACTTTCTTAGAAGCAGGTAATGAAAGCACAAAGAAAACTACATCATGGGCAAATAAGCTTTTAAGTAAGGCAGATGCTTTATATGCAAAAATCTTTGGAGATTGGACCCCTGATAAAATAGCCGGCATTGTTGATGATGTAACCAGTCAAATAAATTCTTGTGCTGCAGTATTATCTTCCTGTCAGTTTGCACAGATGTTTAATCTTGGTAACGACATTTTAGAAATGGGACATGATATTGCTACTTCTTTGTACTACAAGAAGGAACAGGCAAGATCTAGTCTTCTAGGTGCATTAGGTTTATCTCAGTATGCTCAATCAACTACTGATTGGAAATTAGCATCTATCAAGTGTACAGATGCTATTACTTTACCAGTATTAAAGCCAGTTAATGTAGCATCATCAACAGGAACATCTAAAAAACTCTCAGACAAAGAGAGAATAAATGAAGCTGTAGATGAAATTAAAAAGAATTTCAGACTTGTACTTATAGCTAATGCTATGGGTGCTATCAGCATGATTGGTGAAGATAATGATGTTGATACTGACAGTAACAGCAAGAAAACTTTATCAGATGAGCAGATCCTTAAGATTAGAAATAATCTTTTAAATGCAATAGATACTGAAATGCTAATTCAAGGTACTGATGATAATCAGGAATACCTTGATTTGGTTGACAGCTATGTAGCTGTTTATAAATTCTTATCAGAAAAACTTAACGGTGATTCTGGTATTGAGACTGTAACTCTAAAACAAAGTGAGCCTTCATTTGTTCTAGCTTATGACAAATATGGCGATTCAACTAGAGCTGATGAGATAGCTGAGCGTAATGATGTTATCAATCCTCTCTTTATGCCTGTAGGTGACTTTACCGTATCAAGAAAATAGCTCTTTTCTAATTCTTCACTAAGTTTTTTGAACCTATAATTAAGGAAGGAGAAAAGAGAGGCTTGTGCTATGAAAAAGTTATTTATCGCTTTATTTGCTGTATTTTTAAGTTTGTTTAGTATTCCTTCATATGCTATTGCTGATGATTACTATACCTTGCCTTCGTGGGATGACGTTCCTCATGAAGATGAGATGGAAAGAAACACTAGAATTTTAAAAGAAAGCGCCAAATCAGATTGGAAGAGAATTATTAGATCTCAACCTGAAGTGTTTGATATGACCATTGATGGTAAGACAAGAGAGTGTTACTACGAAGGCAAAAACATAATTTGTGAGTAGATATGAATGACAATGAAGTATCTTTAACTATTGGAGGTTCAGTTTTTAAAAATTGGACCTCTTTTAGTATTACAAATGAATTAAATACAATCAGCCCTGCTTTTTCTGTAGGAATTGTA